ACGCAAGTTCACGCTCGACCATTGGACTCGAGGCTTTTAGTGTTTCGTATTCCGGCCGAATTCTTGGGTGCACTTCCTCTGGCATAGGCACATTTTTGAACGACAGGTAGTTTTCAATTTTCTTGTGGATGTCACTGCCACGTTCCAAGGCCGGAGCGCTTGGCTCTGGGCGCTTGAGAATGAACTTCAAATATGCAAGGTACGGACACGTTTCATAGGTCGCCCAGCGACTATGGCTCCATGCGGTGATGTTTGGTCTTTTGTCTGCCATGCTACTCTCCTAGTCTTCGTACTTCGCTAAATTGCCCCACGTGGGACCGATCTTACCATCCGAAACCATTGGAACATCGAAGCCCAATGAGTTCATGTGCTTCTTAAGCCTAGCCATTTCTACCGCAGCTTCTTCGGCTGGTGCAGAGATATTTATTTCATCGTACACCGTTACAAGGAAGCGGCTGTTCTTCTCCCTGTCATTGCAATAATCAATTAACGCTTGTTTCGTGGCATCGGCACTGCTACCTTGAATTAAGTAGTTGACCAGCTTGTATTCATAGGTTTGAAGGCGTCCCTTAACGACCTTTGGCTCCTCCACGTAGTACAACCTAGAACCCCAAGTGCGGATAGGTAGCCCTGATTTGCCACGGCTCTTCACAACGTCACTAAATGACTTCAATCCTGGAAGTGCCTTCATCTGTGCACTACGCAGTTCTTTAGTTGCAGCAGTGTCAATTTTCATGGTTTCAGCCAACATGCCAAGCCCCTGACCATAGATAAACCCGAAGTTCAGAGTCTTAGTCTGTAGACGCGTTACGTCCACGCCAAGGATACGCTTAATCTCACTACGCAGGAATTCATGGACATCAGTATTTGGGTCTTTATTGTACTGCTCCATTAGCGACCCATCTTCAAAGTGCGCGAGCACTCGCAGTTCCTGCTGGCTAAAGTCGCGGTGAAGCCACACATGACCTTCATCCGGCAATAGGTATTTTCGCACTAAGGGCAGAGGGGGAACGCCCAAGAACTCAGGGTGTGAGTACCCATCATTCCGGCCTTCAAATGATTTGCTAAGATTAAGCAGGTTCGGGTTAGAACATATTATCCGGCCTGTGCGTGCGCCAGCAGAGTTCTTACCATCGCCAGTATGCCTAACCTGTGACCAGTGTGGGTTGAGCACGCCACCTGTCCGTAGACCTATGTCCTGCCATGGACGCATAAACATTGACAAGCAAGTAGCCAGACGGCTGCGATAGCCGAGTGCAAGTTTCAGCTCCTCGTTCTGCACCGCTTGGGCTAGACTAGCCTTGTTCACAGACCTACGACCTGTGGGCGTCACCAGGAAATTAGCATCTGGGTCTAGTTCAACAATAGCATCGGCTAGTTCATCATTACTATCGATGTTGAACTCACGCCCTAGCTTTTTGAATACCCAGTTCTCGGCACTGTGCATGGCCTGTTCGTAGACTTCAAGGTCTTGCTCCAACCCTGCTTGGTCAAGCCTAATGCCATGCTCTTCGTTATCCAACAGAACTGGCATGAGTTGGCGCTCACGGTCGTAGGCTTCCGTCATGCCAGCAGCAGCGATTTTCGGTAGCAGGTGATAAAACAACTCCTCAGTTCTAAGCACGTCGCCCTTCGCGTATGACTCAACGACATCTCCAGGACATTCGCCGATATAGCGCCCTGCATCGGACGGCTTGACACTAAAGTGCCTGAGAATATAGTCTTTTAGTTCATCACGTTCTTCTGGCTTTATGCCAAGGATGCGGTCGGCAGATTCTTTAAGTGAAAGGCTCGGTGCGTGCGGGTTTTCCAAGAAAATAAGGTACAGAGTGTCGTGCATCATGTACCACGGCAGTTCTGGGAATCCCCACTTTCTAGCCACGGCGTAGTCAAATGCAGTGTTCTGGCAGACAATGGGAATCTTACCCCAATATCTTGCCAGAACTTCCTTGGCTTCAGATTCAGTGCAGTTGTTCCCGCTTGGATGGGCGAAAGCCATGTACTTGATTTCACTCATTCCAGGAGCACGGTACGAAAAACCTACCGGAGCGGGTGGATACGAAGGCCTCGGCTCGATGCCCTTTGTTTCGAAGTCCAGGATTAGGAAATCACGGCCAAGTTCACTCATCACATATCTCCTTCATGGCGTAGACCTAGGAAAACTGGGAATCTGGGAACATCTTTACCGCCGACAGCGAAGTATTTCACCTTGGCTTTCTGGCCTATCAACGAAAACCTTTGTTCCCAGAGCAACGTGCGAGTGGCATCGTCAAACCCTGTACCAACATTGAATGAACCATTTTCGTGCTCCAGCACTAAAGCCCCGAGGTCTCCGCGCCCTATCAAGTTTTCCTGGTGACTGCTGCGCTTAGTTCTGCCAAGCTCGTCAATAGTGGCTACATTCGCGTTGTGCATCCGCTCTTCAAATCCAATAATGGTAAACTCGGCATCGGCGAACCGCTTGAGTTTTAGCAGATACCCTTCGTTCGTGGTGCTACGGCCGAACTTGTACGGTGCCGTAGGACTCCTAAGGATAAGCCCTTCATGCCCCTCAGCCAGAACTGCGGCTTCCATGGCTTCAATGGTCTCAATACTATCAGCTATGTGCTGATAGTGCACGACCACGTTATCGGCAGAAACAAGGTTCACCCTACGGTCTCTGTACTGCGCCCTCGGGTCTACTATGTGGTCAAACACCCAAAACTGTACGTCTGGCTCACCGTCATACGACATCACGGCAGAAGTGGTTTTGCGGAAACAGTCAGGGGCTGCTGGGTCGCCGCAAATAAGCTCACCATCATAACCCTCATATTGCCCAAACATACGCTGGACGTGCTGGTTAGGAATTGGCTTAAGATTGCGGCTGTAGACCACACCGCCGATGACCACGGCGCGAATACCGTCGAGTTTGATACTGGCAAAAACAGGGAATATCAGCTTGCTAAAGTCCACAGGACTAGCCAGCATAGGCTTGAAATTAGACATAATGCTCTCCAAAGTAGAAGTAAGGTGCTACAGTGTTATAGTAGCACCTTTGATATCACATGACAACAGTTAGAACTTCTTCTTTTTTCCGTTATCTGCCGGAGCTTCTTCCTTGGCAGATGCCACGTATGGGAAGTCAATAATCTTCGCCACAGCATCAAACTTTTGGAAAATAGCACCCATGGATTCACGTGGGATTTTACCCTTGAAGTCAAATGTCACTTTGAACTGCGACTTAACATCAGGGATAACCTTGATTGTTGTGATAACGCCGAGCGGTGGAATGTGATGCAGGGCGTCAAGAGTACGAACGTAGGTCGCCCAGCCTTTTACCGATGTCACTGGCACCTTTAGGAATCCCGGCTCAGCCTTAAGAATTGCTTCTGGTGAAAGGTCGGCACCGCCAATCAACGCCAAACGCCTGACATTTCCGCACGCCTTTCCACGGCCTCTGGACGCAGAACCGAACTCGTTGTTTGGACACCCTTTGCACGAAGAGTGCTGAGGTTTCAGGGACTTTTCGTGCGGCACCATAGTATCGGCATCTTTGCCAAAAGAGAAGCACACCGGAGAACTGTGGCTGTCGGGGTTGTAGTCATCCTCATAATACTGATTCTCAATAACTGAATCAATAACCACAACGTCAAGTTGATTGCCAGGACACGGATTACCGTCATAACTCAGCACTCCGGACTTGGTACTCAGAAACTTGCCAGCCGATACACTGGACTCGGCCGCTACGGATTCTTGTGCCATAGCTGCAAGGCGTTCTTCCCACGAAACTACTGCTGTAGATTCTTCACTCATTTTAATGCTCCTTATGCAATAAAGACTGTTGAGCCAAGTTGATAAACCGAGGGACAGTAGCTCAGGCTGTTTGCTCGGAAGTAATCTTTGACATAGAGTTCTGTCATTTTTGTGGACTTAGGATCATACCCTTTTGGGAATTTACGCAGAGGTTTTCTGCCGCGAGGTGTTCCTTTGTTAATCATGATCTACCTGCCTTGACCAACGACAGGTCTACCTTTTCGTACGGCTCAGTCCCTGGGATTTCCACACCTTCATTCCAGCGCTCGCGGAAAGCCGTGATGCTGGTGCGTTTCTGTAACATTTCCCAAGCATCGTTCTGCACGATGTAATTCCTGAGTGTTTCCCAGTCATGCACAATGACTTGCTTAGATGTGGTGATTGTTGCTGTTGCGACATGACCTTTTGCGCCGTCTAGCGACAGTTCGGTCAATTTGAGAATTACATAGGCTTCGAGCGCTGATTCTTTGTCCTTGATTTCCTTAGCTTGCTTCTCAACCTCTAGGCGCTCAGACCTGAGTTTGTACAAGAAATCAATGGCTTCGCCAACTGATTCTGGAAAGTTTTCCATTTGCGACCTCCGTTACTGGATACTAGAAAAATAAAGACGCTGTCCAACCTGATGGAGCATTTCGATCGGGGATCGATATCCGGTGCTCAGGTTGGACTTCCGGCCGCGTCATTGCCGCTCTACTTGCACCGGATTGCCTACTACACCTATTATAGCACACAGTTAGTCCTGGTGCACATAACCTTTTGCTGTCGGATGTCCAGCATCCTCAATACCTTCCTGCATGGCTGCGAGCTTGGCTTTTTCTACCTCAATAAGTTTAGCCAAGAAGTGCTGCGCTTTCTCTAGGTCTTGTATGCCATTCTTCTTACGAAATCTGGTCACGTACTTTGTAATCTGCGCCTGAAAATAGCACAAATCATTTGCAACGACGTAGTCCCAGTGTTGTATTTTAGAACGATAGTGAGACCCACCAACTTGTTGATCATTAGCTGCCATGTATCCTCCTTGCTTCGTTAATCACCATTTCTTCGCGCTCAGACCACGGCCTCAGTGCAGAGAGATAATCATAATATCTGTCGGCTACATCAAGCAGTTGTCTGTTGCCAAGTTCTGCTTCCTCAAGGCAAAAGCACATCCCATCCAAGCAGTCTGCTATTTTCAGGGTGCGCGTCTCCTCTGGCGTCAAGCCTACGTCCAGCCCTACTTGTTTCAATAGGTCTTCTTCCAGTTTATCAAACGCCTCTTTCACGTTCAAATAATTCTTTGTAGGACTTGGCACATCACCGAACTCGTGCTCAGCTAGGTCGTGGAACAGTGCAGCCTTGAGCAAATGAATCGAAGGCTCTTCCTCAAGCAGTATGCAAAACAGTGCGACCCCAGCCGTGTGATGACCGACCGTATTATCCTTTATCGTGGCTCTAGTGTGGAATCTGTTGACCTGCAAGCCACGGCGTATGAACTTTACTTGACTCATGACCACTTTCTCCTCTCAAGCCACCGGACTGCGGCAATTCGCCAAGCGTCGTCGGCTATGCCTTCTGCGTCAAAGAATGCAGCTTCTTTTTCACCAAGTTTATAGTTCCAATGAGCGCCGAACATAGGCACTACGACATGGTTAAAGTAGAACGTCTTAAATATCGCCCAGCCTGCTATGTCTTCTCCACGAATGACATGATTTATTACTTGCATAATCATGCTTAAATCTTCCATCCAAGCATGGTACTCATCTTGGTCAAACAATGGTAGAGCCGCCACATATTCACTGAATTCTATCGGCAATGGATATCCATTTTCCATGTGTAGGCGCTTGACAACAGGGTTATCCAGGTAAATATGATAGTCGTTACTAATGTGATAGTAAGTGCCCACTTTCTGCCCTAGCCGCGCTGCTATGTATTCTAGCAAAGTTGAGAAGTGTACGACGTTAGCACCCGCTAACCCCCAAACAAGATCATTGGAGCGACATGTAACTGTCATATCCAACGCACCATTGTTCATATTAAAGTAGATCTGTGTGTTACACGGTACGTCCTTACCGCCGAGGTCTACCATATCAGGGTCTTTGATTGCATCCCACATTTGTATCACGGCTCGCCGCGAATTTGGGTTGGCTGACAAGTGACGTACGACCCACTCAATCTGGTCAATCATAAAATGGTTTCGCCACCTGTAGCCATAGGCTCCATTCAGCGTTACACCGTCGTCTGAGTACTCAGTAAGTTGCTTGGCGAAGTGTGAAGGAATAGCCACATCGCGTCGTCCAGCGAGCATCCACAACGCTTCAAAAAAGTGGAAGAACGGATTTGCGTCCCGACGCTCGTCAAAACTGACACGGTTCTTTGGATCATAAAAAACCGTCGTAACGGG